CCGACCGCGGGGTGGCTGAGAAAACCAGCCCCCTCGCTCGGTAAGAACCTTCAAGAACCGCAAACGCCGCGCCCCTCTGGGCGGTGGTGGTAGGCCAACTCACGCCTGGAGATTTGATGTTGAACGCAAAAACCATTGTTGAAACCACGCGCAGCCATCTCGGTCTGGGCGTTAACGCTGGCGTAGCCACCCCTCCGGTGTACGTGCCCACCGAAAAACTCACCGAAGCCGGTCTGTGCGACTGGATGGCAAACGCCCTGGTCGGCCAGTCCATCCAGTACCACGAAGGCTTTCTGCTGCTGGACCGCTCGGACTCGGGCAGTGGCCTGGCGTCGAAGGACCGAAACCGCCTTCATGCCCTGGCCAGACGCGCTTGGATCGCTTGCGAGTTGGGGCTGATCCACCTGTTCAGTTTGAAGGTGGCCGACGGCCATTACCGCTACATCGCCGTGAGATCTGCCAGCAGCCTCACGCCCCCCGAAATCCGCACCCGCCTGCGCCAGGTTGGTACGCCATCCCCCGTGCCCGCCACCGGCACCCACTGAGAAAGAGAGTCCCCATGATCCCTGAACCCGATGCCCTCGACGAGGTGGGCAACTTCGTGATGGCAGAGCTTGAAAACCTGCCACTGGCGGACCTTGACCGCCTGATCCAGCGCGTGTCTGACGCTGAGGAGACCGCCCGCCACTACAAGCAGTTCTTGCAAGGCGTGCTGCACCGCCGCTTCGGCGAGCGGGCGCACCAGCTGCGCCAGGATACTGGCAAGAACACCGGCACGGTCCGCTTTGATGTGGATGGCCACACCGTGATTGCTGACCTTCCCAAGAAGGTGGAGTACGACCAGCGCAAGCTCAAAGAAGCCGTCGAGGCCCTGCGCAAGTGGGGCGAAAACCCCGAGGACTACGTGAGCCTTGAGGTCAAGGTCGCCGAGGCCAAGTACACAGCCTGGCCGCCAGCAGTGCGCCAACTGTTTGAACCCGCTCGCACCCTCAAAGCCGGAAAGCCCACATACAAGCTCGAGCGCATCGTGGACGGTGCTGGGCCTGAGGCGGCCAATGACAGCAAGTTCGGGGAGGAGGTCTGATGGCTATCTCCCTCGCACAACTGAACCGAGCGGGCACACCCAAGCCGCCCAGGGTGCTGATTCACGGTGTTGCTGGCGTCGGTAAGACCACCTTCGCCGGTCAGGCCAACAAACCCGTGTTCATCCAGACCGAAGACGGTTTGGGCACTCTGTCGGCTGCGAACTTTCCGCTTTCTCGGACCTTCGACGAAGTGATGGAGGCGCTGGCAGCGCTTTACACCGAGAAGCATGACTTCGCGACGGTCGTGATCGACAGCGTGGACTGGCTTGAACCGCTGGTCTGGGCCAAAGCCTGCCGCGACAACGGCTGGAATTCGATCGAGGATGCCGGGTACGGCAAGGGCTACGTCGCGGCCCTGAACCTATGGCGCCAGTACATCGATGGCCTCAACGCTTTGCGCGACGACCGGGGCATGACAGTGGTGCAGATCGCGCACACCGACATTAAGCGCTTCGACTCGCCTGAGCACGACCCCTACGACCGCTACGTGATCAAGCTCCATGCCCGCGCAGCGGCATTGCTGCAAGAGCACTCGGACGTCGTGCTGTTTGCCAACTACCGAATTTCCACTGTCAAGGCGGACGTCGGCTTCAACAAGAAGGTCAGTCGTGCCGTGGGCTCCGGCGAGCGTGTCATTCACACGGTCGAACGCCCGGCCTTCCTGGCCAAGAACCGTTACGACCTGCCCGACACGCTTCCCCTTGAGTGGTCTGCCTTTGCGCAGGCCATGCCTGAAACCTTGCATTCCACCCTGATCCCATCCACCACCACCCGCACCTGAAAAAGGAGTAATCACCATGGCTTCATTCGGACAAACCTTTGACGCATCCTCTGTCGCGCCCAGCAGCAACTACGACGTCCTGCCTCCGGGCAAGTACCTTGGCCAAATCGTCGCCAGCGAAATGCGTGCGACAAAGGATGGCACCGGCCAGTACCTCTACCTGGAGGTCGACATCCTTGAGGGCCAGTACGCCGGACGCAAACTCTTCGACCGGCTCAACTTGGTCAACGCCAATCCCGACACGGTAGAGATCGCCAAGCGCACGCTGTCGTCGATTTGCCGCGCCGTGGGCAAGATGCAGGTGAGTAACTCCGAGCAGTTGCATCTGATCCCGATCACCCTTGATGTGCGGGTGCGCCCGCCCAAGGGCCTGTACGGTGAGTCCAACTCCATCCGCTATCTGCCGCGAGGCGGATCGACAGGTGCTGGCGTCCAACCTTCTGCGCCGTTCGCAGCGCCGTCATCCCCTGTTGCTGCACGCCCCATCACGGCCGCCCCGACCGCCACCCCCGCGGCCAACGGGCTGCCCTGGAAGCGCCAGGCGTAAGGAGGACCCGGGCATGCATGAGCACGCTCCAGCAGCCACTCCGATCCGACTGCCCAGCACATTGCAGGGCTGCCGTGAGCGTCTGGCCGCGCTTCAAGATGAGATCGCCTCCATCCGGATCCAGATCGCAACGACCGACATCCGTCGACAGTCAGAAAAGAAGTCGCTCGATGCCACCTGGTTCCACCGGGCCAAGACGGCGCTGCGCTTGAAACAGCAAGAGCTGGCGCAGTTGACTGCTCACATCGCCAAGTTGAATGCGGCTGAGCCTGGGGGCCACCGTGCGCGGTTCAAGGATGCACTGATTGAGGTACTGCGTGCCGACTTCGACGATGAGCGCTGGCAGGCGGCGGTGACCCGAGCCCGGGAGCTTCACGCCAAGCAGGGGGTGCAGCATGGCTGAATTGCCCAGCATCACCAGCCTCACCCGAGAGGCGATCTTCTCCGCCTACGAAGCCGACGCAGGAGACGGGTTTCGTGCCCACCTTGGCGCGTCGCTGATAGGCAAGGAATGTGAGCGCGCCCTCTGGTTTGATTTCCGCTGGGTCACCCGCGCCCGGCATCCTGGCCGCCTTTTGCGCCTGTTTGAGACCGGCCAACTGGAAGAAGCTCGGCTGGTTCAGAACCTGCGCCGCACCGGGGCGACGGTTCTGGAAGTTGATCCGGACACGGGTCGCCAGTTTCGGGTTCAAGCGCATGGTGGCCACTTTGGGGGCTCGCTTGACGGTGTGGCCATCAACCTTCTGGAAGCGCCTAAGACATGGCATGTCCTGGAGTTCAAGACGCATTCGGTCAAGAGCTTCAACGACCTGCTGGCAAAGAAGGTGCGCGAGAGCAAGCCGCTGCACTTTGCCCAGATGCAGACCTACATGAACCTCATGGGCTTGACCCGGGCGATGTACCTGGCCGTCTGCAAAGACACCGATGACGTTTACGTCGAGCGGGTCGAGGCAGATCCCGCTTTTGCGCAGGGCCTGTTGGCCAAGGCTGAGCGAGTCATCTTCTCTGCCACGCCACCACCGCGCATCAGCACAGATCCGGCCTGGTACCAGTGCCGCATGTGTGACCACGCACCGGTATGCCATACGGGTGCAACGGATGCGGCGGCCCCAGAGGTCAATTGCCGCACCTGCCTGCATGCGACACCCGTTGACGGTGGGTGGCACTGCGCACGTCACGACCGCCGATTGACGGAGGCTGACCAGCGCGCTGCCTGCGCCATACACCTATTTATTCCATCGCTGGTGCCCGGCCAGCAAGTCGACGCAGGCGAGGACTGGGTCGAGTACGAGTTCGCCAGTGGGAATCGCTGGCGCGACACCGGTATGAACAAGTATGCGAACACCTTTTAAGGAGCACGAGTATGAGCCTGACCCTTCGTCCGTATCAAAGCGGTGCCATTCAAGGCATCTACAACTACTTTCACGAGGCCACGGGTAACCCCCTGGTGGTGATCCCGACCGCCGGGGGCAAGTCACTGGTGATGGCGACCTTCGTTGAGGGCGTCCTCAAGGCTTACCCGGATCAGCGCATCCTGATCGTTACCCATGTGCGGGAGTTGATCGAGCAAAACTACTCCGAGCTCAAAAAGATCTGGCCGGAGGCGCCTGCAGGCATTTACTCGGCCGGTCTCAAGCAGCGTGATATCCGTGCCCGCATCCTCTTTGCCGGTATCCAGTCGATCCACAAGCGCGTCTACGACGTCCAGCAGTGCGACCTGGTGCTCATCGACGAGGCCCATTTGATTCCGCGCTCGAGCAACACCATGTACCGGCGTTTCCTGGCTGACCTGGCCCGGCTCAATCCTCAGATGAAGGTCATTGGATTGACCGCGACACCTTACCGGTTGGATTCTGGGCTTTTGCATGAAGGGGGTGACGCAATCTTCACTGACATTGCCTATGAGGTATCGGTGCGCGAGTTGATCGACCAAGGCTACCTCTCACCTCTGATCTCCAAGCGCATGGCCACGCAGATTGATCTGACCGGGGTGGGCACCCGCGGCGGGGAGTTCATTGCCAAGGACCTTGAGGCAGCGGTCGACAAGGACTCGATCACTCAGGCTGCGGTGGACGAAATCTTCTCTTACGGCAAGGACCGTAAAAGCTGGCTCATCTTCTGCGCCGGTGTGGACCATGCCTACCATGTTCGTGACGCGATCCGTGCTCGCGGCGTAACCTGCGAGACCATCGTCGGTGACACGCCTGGTGCCCAGCGCGAGGCCATCATCAATGACTTCAAGGCCGGCAAGATTCAATGTCTGACCAATGCCAATGTGCTTACCACCGGGTTCAATGCACCCGGCGTTGACCTCTTGGCCATGCTGCGGCCAACCAAGTCGGCGGGACTGTATGTGCAGATCGTTGGACGAGGCTGCCGCCTGGCTCCTGGCAAGACGGACTGCTTGGTGCTCGACTTCGCCGGCAACATTGCTCGGCACGGTCCGATTGATGCCGTTAAACCCAAGCGACCGAAAGGTGGCGAAGATGGCGTCGCCCCCACCAAGGCTTGCCCCGAGTGCGACAGCATCGTTCACGCCTCGGTTCGCACCTGTCCCGATTGCGGGCATGTGTTCCCGCCGCCTGAACTCAAGATCGAAGCCAAGGCCAGCAACCTGGACGTGCTGACCTCCGGGAAGTCGGAGTGGGTGCCCGTCACCAGCGTCTCATACGCCCGGCACGATAAGCCCGGTAAGCCGCCTTCACTGCGGGTGGACTACTGGAGTGGCCTCACGCACCACAGCGAGTGGATTTGCATCGAGCATCAAGGCTATCCGCGCCAAAAG